CGTCAACTCGGTCATGAAAGCGCAGAGCATGGCAAACGAGATGGGGAGCGGGAAAAAGTATTATTCAAATCCATCAGTAAGTGATATATTTTGCTCGATGACCAGGGGGAAGATCTCGGGAGAATGGGGACATACCGAAAGTTATTACAAAAAGACGGGAAACGCGAATACTGAGGTTTTCGCGAACCTCTTCGATCTCACGGTGAGAGGGGAAAAGGACGCTATCGCCTTTGTCCGCTCATTTTTCCCTGAGACGGTCAAGGCATTCGAAGACTTTATAGCGGACAGGGGGAAGTAACATGGGACCGAAGCCAATAGGGGACCCGGCGGTTATCGAGGCGATGGAGGAGTATCGGAAGACCTTCGGGAAGGAGTTCCCTATCGATTGGATCGACCGGGATTTTACGAACCCGGAGGAGGCGGTGGTCTATATCTCCTCCTTCATCATCAGCGGAAAGCCGGTCACGGAAAAGGACCTGGTGGACACGGAAGCAGTCTACGGAGAAAGGTTTGATCTGAGCGAGTACCTGTAACCTGCGTATTTTGTATACCCCCGGGAAGGGCTTTCCCGGGAAAACATCAGCGGGGCCGCCTTCGGGCGGTCCCGTTTTGCATGGGAGGGCGGCATGGTCAAGACGGTACGGATCGGATCCCTGGATTACGAGGTGAATATTTCGGACACGCTGAGCCAGAAAAATGATCTCGCGGGAAGGATCTGTTATACCTCCTGCGTGATCGATCTCGATGCCTCATCAGCTCCGCAGCGGCAGTATGCCGTCCTGTTCCATGAGATCCTGCACGGGATCTTTTCGGATTCCAGGCTGAGCGAGACGCTGGACAAGGACCCGGCGCTTCAGGAGGACATCATCGAGGTCATGGCCCACGGGATCCTCGGCGTCATCCGTGACAACCCGGACCTGGTCCGGGAGATACGGGAATTATGGGATAACGGCGGGACCGAATAGGGGGCCTAGGATATAATCAGGGCACAGACGGAGGTGCTTTGAATGAAAAAATCCCCCAGGATGGCGGAGCCCGATCATCTATTCTGGTCCGGTTCTGATATGGAGTACCAAGAAAAACTTGCGTCTGCTGAAAGGAATGCCGAAGCAGGTATCGCTCAGTCGAGGAAGGAAAAAATCAGGAAGAAGCTCGCGAAGAAGGAAAAGCGGAGAACCTGGTGTGAGGCGCTTTCCCTCCAACTGGACAGGGCGCAGAAAATCATTGAGGATACGAAACATACGTTTCAGCTTGGCAGGAAACTCAGGGACGCGAAGGATTCCATCGACGTATCCTTCCGGATGGCTTCAGATGAAGGTCCAGGGATACCTCCTCCTTTGGCCCAAAGGACAAAGGGGATTCTCAGACAGATTGATGAAATGCTGCAGGAATTAAACGAATAATATTACCAGTTCAAGCCGTCTCTTCGGAGGCGGCTTTTTTATTGCCCCCGGCGTGATGCCGGGGAGCTTTTTTTCACCGGGAGGGTGAAGCCTTATGGCACTGAAACGAACATTGACCGCGGAAGAGTGGAATGGGCTCGGCGAGGGACTCAAAGAGCACTATGAGGAAAAGGACGGAAGCTACGTTCTTTCGACCGAAGGCGACGAGGATGTCGGCGGGCTGAAATCCGCCCTGGAGAAGGAACGGAAGGCCAGGGCCGAATCCGAGAAGGCCGCGAAACAGTTCCAGGGGCTCGGGATGAGTCCGGAAGAGATCAAGAAGCTCATGGAGGAAATGAAGAAGATCAAGGATGCCGACATGAGCGAAGCGGAGAAGATCAAGGCTGAGAATGAGGCGCTGAAAGCCGCGAAAGCCGCGGCCGAGGCGGAGGTCCTCGCCCTGAAGGAAGGGCAGCTGAAAAGCTCCCTGCTGGCCGCCGCGGGGCTTCCGGCTGAACTGGAGGGCCGGGTGAAGGGAACGACCGAGGAGGAGATCAAGGCCGACATAGCGGAGATCAAAAAGTATTTCAAGGGATCCTCTACAGTCGGCGGTCCGAGCAACCCGGGAGCACCGAAGGATGAATCGGCCGAGGAGCGCGGGAAGCGGTTCGCGGCTGAACGGAAGAAAAAACCCGTGAGCGAGGGGATAGATCCCTGGAAGGTGTGATCGAATGCATGTAGTGAAGGGAATCTACTATTGCGCGGATGTCGCGCTGAACGCGGGGAATGAAAGGAAGGTCGTCAAGAATATCGAGCCGGATACGGACGGATGGTCCGGGCTCGTCTGCATCTCCGCGGCGGCGAAAAGCGGAGCCCTGACCCTTCGGCTCGGCGATGATACGGAAGCGGCGATAATCGATACGTATGCGGGATACTCGGCTACCATCAGCGTGGCGGCGGTGCCGAAGATAACCCTTGAAAGCACCGCGGACGCGACGGTCCGGGTACTGATCGAAAAACTTTAAGGAGAGTGAATCTGAATGCGTCTTGGACTCGAAACGAAAACCATCGGGGACCGGCTGAATATATTCGGTTCCGAACAGATCCGCTACGTGACCGGGGGAATCACCATCGACTCCTCGGAAATTACGGCGGTCAACGATGTGAAGGAAGTGAAGGCGGGCACGGTCATGGGGAAGCAGGAGAACGGCCTCTTCATCCCGGTGACCGACAAGGTTGCCGCGAAACTGGTGACCGGCGTAGCTGAAAGCAACAACGCGATCCTGTGGACCGCGAAGGTCCCCGGGACGGCCGGGGAAAGCATCAAGGTACAGCTCCTCGACCCGGCACAGGCGAGCCAGGATCTCGCCGTATCCGTCTCCGGAGACACCATCGTGGTATCCCTGGAGACAAGCGCAGTTCCGGCTATCACGAGCACGGCGGCCGAGGTCATTGCAGCCGTGAACGCGCACCTGGTGGCGAATCAGCTCGTAACCGCAGCGAACGCCGGGGCGTCCACGGGAGCCGGAATCGTGGCGGCTGTCGCCGCGACCGCCCTCGACGAAGGGGCCGACTGGAACGTCACCCCGTCCTGCATCCTGGCTGAGGACGTAGACGTGACCGACGGCGATACGGCGGCCTCCGCGGTGGACCATGCCCGGCTTCTCGGGGCGAGGCTGCCCGCGACTATTGCGCCGGAGATCCTTGCGGTCCTTCCGGGCATTACGATTGTGTAAGGGAGCGATGATCAGATGAAGATGCTCAAACAGCTTCTCGATTTCTTCGATGCGAAAACGGTCCTGACCTATGCCCGGGCTGCACAGCCCCGGCCCTATACCGGCCCGACGCTGTTCCCGGCGAACAACATTCAGGATCTCACCTTCGAGTACTTCAAAACCCTGAACAAGCTGCCCGTCATGGCGACGGTGCAGGCATACGGGGCCGAGACGCCCATAGCGTCCCGGGAAGGACTCGAGAAAATACGCGGGGAGATCCCTCCGATCAAGCGGAAGATCCCCCTCAACGAGCGGTATCTCGTGGCCCTGAAACGGGAGGGGCTCGGCGATTTCGAGCTCGTCCGGGACCAGGTATTCAACGACCTGGACGCGATGCTCATGTCGGTCCAGGACAGGATAGAGGCGCTCCGCATGGAGGCCATCAGTTCCGGGAAACTTACCATCTCCGAGAACGGGGTCATCATGGTCGTGGATTACGGAGTGCCCGAAGACCATAAGGATGTCCTTGAATCTACCGCACTGTGGAGCGCGGCATCGACCGCCGTTCCGGTCTCCGATATCCAGGAGTGGGTGCAGCAGATTGTGGACGACACGGGGATCAAGCCCTCAAGGGCGCTCACCTCGAGCACGGTGGTCGCGAACCTCCTGAAGAACGAACAGGTCAGGGAACTTATCTACGGGACCGAAGGATCGACCAGGGCCATATCCCTGCCGCAGGTCAACAGTCTGCTCTCCGGGATGGGGCTTCCCTCCATAGCGGTATATGACGCGAAGACCCGGGTAGAGGCCGCAGCAGGGACCCTCTCGACGGTGAGGTTTTTCCCTGAAGACACGTTCGTCCTCCTTCCCGAGGATCCGGTAGGGGAAACCCTGTTCGGACCCACTGCGGAGGCGCTGCTGTCCGATGCCGGGATACCGGTGACCGAGACGGCGGGGCTCTTCGCCCAGATCTACGGCGAACAGGATCCTCCCGCCCTCTGGACGAAGGTGGCCGCCACGGCGATCCCGACCATGCCGCAGGCGGATGCGATCTTCATCTCGACCGTCCTCGACCTGGACTAGAGGTGATCCGATGCGGGTGAAGCTGACCGGTTACGTGCGGGATGCCGGCGGACGGCATCCCCCGGGAACCGTAATGGAATTTGACGAGCGGCCGGGGCGGCGCCTTATACGTTTGGGCGTCGCCCGGTTATTTGAAGAGCCGGTTCAGGAGCCGGAAAAGACCCCT